GCCATTCAAAGCCTTCAACTTGATGTCCTTTATGTTGCAAGTATGCACATAAATTTTTTCCTATAAATCCTTGATGTCCTGTAACTAATATTCTCATCTTCCGCCTTTGAATGCTGGTTGATTATGTCTTGGATCTTGTTGTTGTCTAATTTTTTCAATTGAATCTGTTGTACTGTAACCTTTTATAATAGGAAAAATATCTACTTTGGCAATGTCATTTCCTACAACTGTTTTGGTAGTATAATCACCACCTTTTACAATAATGTCTGGTTGTATTTCCTTGATTATTTCATATGGTGTATCTTCTTCAAATATAACTACGTCATCAACAAAGCCTAGTTCTAGTAATGCTTCTTTGCGTGATTCTTGGTCGTTAATGGGTCTTAATTCGCCTTTTAAACGCTTAACAGAAGAATCACTATTAATGCCCACCACAAGGCGTTTTCCAAGCGTGTGTGCGTGTCTAAGTAGCTTTAAATGGCCAGTATGCAGTATATCAAACACCCCATTAGTCCATACGATATTGCGTTCCAAATCATCTGGTTGTATTATAGCAACACCACGTTTTTCTACTATTCTAGCCGCGGCATAACAAGCCATTTTACAGGCTTCAAATATGTTCATACCTTTATCAATACCATAGGCAATAACTGCCATTACAGTATCTCCTGCACCAGTTACATCAGCAACTTCTTTTACAGGTTCTACATAATGTTCATAGTCACCGTCGCTGTTAAGAACGTGCATACCTTTTGCACCATCTGTAACAACTAACCATGTCCAATTCATTCTACGCATTTCATATAATGCAGTATCTTGATCCCAAGCACCAAACCATGCTTCGTATTCTTGCATATTAGGTTTTACTAAAAATGCTCCGTTATAAAATAATGAATCTTGTTTAGGATCAACTAAAATTTTTATGTCTTTGTCTAATAAATTTCCTATTGTATCTCGTCTTACGGTTCCTTTTGCGTAATCACTTATACAAACAATGTCGCCCTTTTTAATTGTTGTATTCAATCTATCAATTGATTGATCACCTTCGTATATTGTTTCTCTATCCCAACGTACAATGTGTTGTCCACCCTTTGCAACAAGTCTTGTTTTTGTAGTTGTAGTTTCTAAGTCGCCACTTAATGCACATTCTAAATCTGTTTCTTGTAAAAGATCTAATAATCTATAACCTTCTTTGTCTTTGCCTGTAACACTTACTAACGTTACATCAGATCCTAAACTTTTTATGTTAAGTGCCAAGTTACCTGCACCACCTATTGACCATTCTTGATGATCTTCTAAAAGCACCGGCACAGGTGCTTCTGGTGACATTCTATTTGCTTCACCTACTATCCAGCGGTCAAGCATAACATCTCCATAAACTTTTATCATTTACTTCTCCATCAAAGAAATTAGTTGAAATACTGTTTGTAATTTTGTTAAGTTTGATTTGCTTTGTAGTGTATTACGTAAACCTTGGTGTAATGGCTTAGGCCAATTTCCAAAACTTACCCAAGCATATCCGTTGTGTTCACCATTTAAATTTGGTATGAATTCACTTTTTGTTACACAAAGATACGTATGAAAATTAAATTTTTCATCGTTACTAACGAATGTTTCTAATGGAATTGATTTAATGATTGCAGGTGTTTCGCCTACTTCTTCTTTGATTTCTCTTAATAATGCCTGATATGGAATTTCTTCTGATTCATTAGTTCCACCTACTAAACCCCAAACATCTGCCTGTCTGCTTTGTGTTCTATGCAGAAACAAAAATCTTTGCGTATCTAGTGTGTAGAAGAGGGCACCACTACAAATAATCTTACTCATATAACTACTTATTTAGAGTATTAAACGCCAGGTTCCTTTTCGATACTCACCTTCAAACGTAAGCGTCCATTCTGCTCCGTCCCATTTGTATTGGATACCTGTTTTTAAATTGGTTGTATATGTTGGACTTACTAGTGTTGAATCTGCACCTGTATTACCACTTGCATCAAAAACAATCTTCCAATCATTTCCATCCCATTCAATAATGTCGTTTTCACTAGCTATGAGGTCGCCAGCCGCACCTTTCCAAGCATCAGGACCATCTGCATTTTCTTTTGATCCTATATCTCCTAGTAACAATACTCTAATACCGTCACCTTTGATATCTGTTGGATTAGTTTTTAATGGATCTATTATGTAATCAATAGTTCCTTTAGTTACTTGTGGACCAACTATAACTGTGTTTGTTGGTATAGTATCTTCGTCCCAATTAACTATAATTTGTGTTTCATCTAAACTGTTAAGAGCAAAAGTTCCTACAACTGGACTTGTAAATCCTACTCTATCTAAATAAATTTTACTTAACGAAGCTCTGTATGTACCTGGTTCGCTATCTAATACTTCACGCCAGTTTATTTCACCAGATATACCATTCTTACCAAGCTGTACAACATTGTTTATTACTATTGCATCGTAACCAGCCGCAGTTGATACTGCCAAGTTTGCTGTTGACTTCTGTGATTTACCCATACCTGATTTGCCAACTGTTGATGTATCTGAACCTTTCATTGTATTTGCATAACTATCATCATATGCTTGTAGTTCAGGCATACTATTAGTTAGGTCAATGGTACCTTTGCTTTCATCAAATATACTCATTATAACATTTGTTATAACACCTAGCTTTTTAACTTTAGCAGGTGGACTAATATAAATTGGCGTACTAAATCCTAAAGTAGAAACATCAATATCTGTTTCTGTTCCTACAGGAATACTTCTTGAACTAAAGTTAATGTTTTCTAAATTAACAACTGATAAAGAAGTCCAGTCTACATAGTTGTCAGTAGTTTGTATTTCTAAACTAGGATTAAACAACATTAATATTTGTTCTAGTATTTGTAATTTTTGTTCTGTGTTAGTTGACCATATATCTGCACTAACTTGAAGTGTATATGGTGTAGGCATTAAACGTTCAACTGTATAATTTTTACCTTGTGTGTTTAAATATTCCTTACCTGCACTATCATACTCACGTTCTCTTAAATGTATCTTACCTGTGTAAGTTGCATCAGCAGTTCTAGTTCTATCCATCTCCATACCAGTAACATATACACCTATACGTGGAGCACTTGGTATTTTATTTTCTGAATTATCTCTGATAATGTGTCCTACTTGACGTGTAATATCTCCGTACATAACAGGAACTTGTACTAAAGCACCCTTGCCGTCAGCATAAGAAAAGTTACTCATCAACCTAATAAGTTGAGTAATGTATCTTCTTATTTGTCCATCATAAAAATGTTGCATTAGTTATCGCTCCTTGGCTTTAATGCTTTACTGACAGGTTGTCTTTCTTTAACTGTTTCGCCACCAATACTTGTTTGTGTTGTATTATTAATAAACGTTCCTTTTTGTGTATTCTTAGTATCTGTATTAGACATATTAACTCTAACAGCATCTTCCATTTTAGTCCAACGTTGTCCATCAAATCTAAATAATCTATTTGGCATAAAATCTGTCCTTAAAAAATAATCACCTTTGATTTGATTCAATGGAAAACTTGATCCATGACCAAATGCTTCTCCATTAGGTGCAATACCGTCACCTAACAAGTAGCCATCGTATCCTGATCTTTCTGGTGTTTGGTTAACTCTATCTGCAAGTAATCCTTGTTGTGAAATATCTAATGTTTCTGTATCCGTAGTAACAAGTTCTGGTTTACCTGTTTTGTCAACTTGTAAAGTATACAATTGATTAGTTTCATATCCTGACTTACCTGCGTCTGCTTCAGCTTGGCTAAGAACAGCATTATTAATTTGCATTTCTTTTTCATAAGTTGAAAGCACATCACGTAAAGTATTTGTACTTCCTTCTTCTGCTGGTAAATCAAGTATTTCTTTAAATTCTTGTGAGTCAACGATTTGTTTCATCTTTACTCTATAAAGATGTGGATACCAACTTTGTGAAAATCCTTCTGCCGCTCTGTTTACATCTTCAACTACATAGAAACGTTTTAGTGCTACTTGGTAATCATTAAGAGCATACTCATCTTTTAAGTGTGGTAACTCTATTACATCACCTGGCATAATTTTACGCCCTAGTGTTTTTACACTATAATTGATAGGTATTGTCATAAACAATACATCGTTCTGTAAGAACAATCCAAATTGGCTCATATCAAAGTCAATATCAGCAACATTGTAAATACCACGTATTACGTATATGTCTGGATCGTACTTTCTGTCCCTATTTTCAAGGAACAACATATCTTGTATATTAGTTTCCTTTACAGCATTATACCTAGGTTGACTAGGAGTTGCATCTGCTTCATCTGGATTAGCAGGGCCTAAATACTTATGGACAAATACGTCTGTACCACCTACTGTGAACATTTCCGTGATGGTTTTATCTAGGAAATCGTAATCTTTGCCCTTTTCGGGTTTGTATAAACTGAGTCTTGGCATAACATTAGTATTTATCGAACGTATAAATACATATGGAGACAGAAGATTATGGCAGATTTAACAACGCAGAAACAAGAAGTATTTGATTACATAAACCTAAGTTTAGGTGGTGGTATGGTAGATGTAGAGCTTGATCCAGGGCACTACGAAACAGCATTGAAAAAATCACTGACTAAATTTAGACAAAGATCAGATAATTCTGTGGAAGAGTCTTATATATTCCTTCCAACGATCATAGATCAGAACACATATATTTTACCTCAAGAAATAGTTGAAGTAAGAAGAAT